ATTTACAAAAAATAGGTGACTCACTTTTAATGGGTGGGGTTGACAATATGGAAAAATATAGATATCTAGTAGGTCAAGCACACGCTATACAATTAACATTACAGGAAATCTCTAACCTGCTAAAACCAAAGGAGCAAAAAGATGAGCAAGGAAACGTTATCGACATCGGAAACGGAAAAGACAGACACACCAAAAATTAAATTAGCACTTCAAGAAAAATACGAAGAAGAAAAAAGAAATATAGGTGAGGCCACAGAGCCTTTACATCCAGACAACATAGGAACAGAAACAGTAGATCAACTACCTGTGCCTATGGGTTATAGAATTTTAGTTCTACCTTTTACACCAAAAGAAAAAACAAAGGGTGGAATATTATTTTCTCAAGAATCTTTAGATAAAGCACGAATAGCTACAACATGTGGTTATGTTTTAAAGATGGGAGATTTAGCATACAAGGACAAAGATAAATTTGGTGAACCTTGGTGCAAAAAAGGAGATTGGGTGATCTTTGCAAGATATGCAGGCGCAAGACTACCAATAGAAGGTGGAGAAGTGCGAATACTTAACGATGATGAAGTTCTAGGAACTGTTTCAGATCCAGAATCGATTCTTCATTTAATATAATAACATAGGAAGGAACTATGCCAGAAAAAGAAGAAAAAAAATCATCAGAAGAATTAGTAAACGTTGGCGAAACAGTTGGCGCAGATATTGATTTTGATGATAAAGGAGAACCGGTAAAACAAGAGGAAGTTGTAGAAGAAAAGATTGAGGTAGAACAAGTACCTGAATCTACATCAGATGTAGATAAATCTTTTGAAAACGAAAGAGAAACTAAACTCGATAAAAAAGAAGATAAAGATGAGTTAAAAGAATATAGTGATGGCGTTCAAAAACGTATTGCTAAATTAACTCGTAAAATGCGAGAAGCAGAAAGACAGAGAGAAGAAGCTGTTCAATATGCTCAAGCAGCTAAACAAGATAAGGATAGATTAGAATCTAAACTTTCTACTTTAGATAAATCTTATGTAAAAGAGTTTGAATCAAGAGTTACAACTAATATGGATGCTGCAAGGCAATCATTAAAAGTAGCTATTGAAGCAGGAGACGTTGATGGTCAAGTTAAAGCTCAAGAACAAATGGCTAGACTTGCACAAGATGCATCTAGATTAGGTGCTTTAAAAACACTTAATGAAGAAGCTCCTAAACAAGAAAAACCTGTTTATCAAGCACCTACACCAAGAAGACAACAAAGTGACCCTAAAGCCGAAGCTTGGGCTAAGGAAAATACTTGGTTTGGTACTGATTCAGCTATGACTCATACTGCTTTTGATCTACATAAAACACTTGTAGAACAAGAAGGATATGACCCTCAATCTGATGAATATTATCAAGAAGTGGACTCAAGAATAAGACTTGAATTCCCCCACAAATTTGATAAGATAGATGGTTCAACTACAGAAAGAGCTAAACCAGTTCAAAATGTAGCTTCAGCTAGACGTTCGAGCTCAACAGGACGCAAAAGTAAAACTGTGAGACTCTCGCCATCACAGGTAGCAATTGCTAAAAGATTAGGCGTGCCATTAGAAGATTATGCAAAACAATTAAAAATCACGGAAGGAGCATAAAATGAAAAACGACGATATAAAAACCTCACGTGCGAGTCAAACTAGATCTAAAACAGATTCTAAAAAAGTTTGGACTCCACCCTCATCACTCGATGCACCCGAACCACCTGCTGGGTATAGACACAGATGGATAAGAGCTGAAACTATGGGTTTCCAAGATACGAAAAACGTAGCAGCATCTTTGAGAGAAGGATACGAATTAGTGAGAGCTGAAGATTATCCCGATCAAGATTTTCCAACTGAAACCACAGGTAAGTATGCGGGGGTTATTGGAGTAGGAGGCTTATTGCTGGCTAAGATACCAGAAGAGATCGCTAAGCAGATCGAAGCTTACTATGACAAGCAGACTCAAGACAAAGACGATGCTATCAACAACGATCTTTTGAAGGACCAGCACCCAAGTATGCCAATCAATCAAGAGAGGCAGACTCGTGTAACTTTTGGTGGTACAAAGAAATAGTCTTATAACAATTTCTAAGTCCAACAAAATATATTAACCAGAACTGGAGGCCGTTTCACGACGGCAGGTTCATAAGTAAAAGGAAAACAAATATGGCTAATACAAATACAGCTGGATTTGGATTAAGACAGAACATGACAGTTGGAAGTACTCCAGCTACAGGTGGTCAGTCTGAATTTTCAGTCCAGTCTTTGAGTACACTACCAAATGCTATGTATAAAGGCGATCCTGTTGGTTACCAAACAACTGCTGGAGCTCACGGAGCTACAGTTGGTTTCATACAAGACATCACATTCAATGCAGCAAACGATGACACCTCTACAGGTGCAGCGTGGACTTCTGCATTAGCACCAATCGTTGGTGTAATGAATGGAGCGTTTTGGGTAGACAACAATACTTCAACACCAACATGGAGCAATTCTGTTCCTGCTGGAACTGTTGCAGGTACTGACTACAATACAGGAACAGCTTATATAACAGCGTTTGTAAACACTAACCCCGATCAAGAATACACAGTAAGATGTTCAGCAGCATTAACTCCTGGGTTCACAGAACAAGGAGCTGCAGAAGCTTACAATTTAATTGATCAACCCGCTAGCGGTCAAATTAACGGACTTTCAGCTGCAACTTTAAGTGCAGGTGCGAACGTTAATAACGGAGCATTATACGTTAACAAATCAGCAGGAGTCCCAGGTCAAACTGAAGACGCTGCAGGTTATGACGTTGTTGTTTCTTTTAATCCTGGCGCGTTCTTATACAACTAATAGAATAAGGAGATAAATAACTATGGCAATATCAAGAGCACAACTAGTTAAAGAACTAGAACCTGGTTTGAATGCTTTATTCGGACTAGAGTATAAATCGTATGCTAACGAGCATGCTGAAATTTTTGACACAGAATCATCTGACAGAGCTTTCGAAGAAGAAGTGATGTTATCTGGTTTTGCAAATGCAGCAGTTAAACCTGAAGGCCAAGGCGTTCAGTTTGATGATGCACAAGAAACTTTCACAGCACGTTACACTAACGAAACAATCGCATTAGCGTTTGCAATCACAGAAGAAGCTATCGAAGATAACTTGTATGACAGACTTGCGTCTAGATATACAAAAGCGTTAGCAAGATCTATGGCAAACACTAAGCAAGTTAAGGCAGCAGCAGTATTGAACAATGGTTTCAATGCATCATTTGCTGGTGGTGATGGAAAAGCATTATTTGCTACAGATCACCCAACTATTGCTGGTTCATTTAAAAATGAATTAGACACTGGAGCTGATCTTAATGAAACTTCATTAGAACAAGCATTGATCGATATCGGTCAAATGACTGATGAAAGAGGCCTAAAAATTGCGGCTAGAGGAATGAAATTAATTATTCCTTCTGAGCTTCAGTTTACTGCTGACAGACTGATGAAGTCTGAAGGTAGAACAGGTACAGCAGATAACGACATTAACGCAATAAGAAATATGGGGATGATTCCTCAAGGTTACACTGTTAACCATTTCTTAACAAATGCAAAAAAATGGTTCGTTAAAACTGATGTTCCTAATGGTCTAAAACATTTTGTTAGATCACCTATCAAAACTTCTATGGAAGGCGACTTTGATACGGGTAACGTAAGATACAAAGCAAGAGAAAGATATGTTTTTGGATTCTCTGATCCAAGAGGCATATTCGGATCTGACGCTACGTAATAAATAATTAATTAGGGGCCGAACACAATTCGGCCCCTTTTTTTAAATAAGGTGAGAAAATGAGAAAATTCCTAGTAAAAATAAACGCCTATAAATATCACGCAGAATTTGAAGTTTTTGCGGAAGATAATGTTGAATCTATTGAAAATTCAATAGTTGACAAACTAGGAGAAAAAGGTGTAAAGTGGGAATATCTTGGAGAAATGATGGATCCCAAGATAAAACGCATAACCTATGAGGAGGTTAGTGATGCAATCACATCTAAACGACCTGTACAAACAGAAAAAAGTACTGGATCTAGAATGGGAGCAGGAGCATCTTAATGAGGGTAAGTATACTCTCGATATGGTTAGAATTGACAGAAAAGTCAGAGAAGTAATTAGCCATATAAAAATAGCAGAGGCTAAAAAAGAGCATCTGGTAAATAAGGTAGAAGACGCTGCCGCTCAAGTTTCTGTAGCTACTTAATAAACAAAAGCTACAACGCAAAAATTGCACAAATACCGTGGGCTCTCTTGCACTCTACTAAAAAATCATATATAAACAACGTACTATACATTTAACAATAATTAGATGTAGACGCGTATAGTCGATTTCCCTAGGAACTACATTTAAGATATCTAGGAGGATATTAATATGGCAAACACAACCTTTACAGGAAATGTCAGAGAAAACGGTGACGGTCTAAGAGATTCAGTCGCTGGTTCTATGGCAGCAACAGCAAACTTTCACATTGCTAATACTTTAACAGCAGGTGATGGAAGTGTGCAAAAATCAGAAACAGACACTACACAAGTAATTTTACCAAAAGGTGCTGTCGTTTACAAAGTTGTAATTTGGGACGGCGTAGCAGCAGCTGGTGGAGCAATGGATATTGGATTTACTCCAATTGTCACTGGTCTTGCAGTTGCAGATCCAGATGCATTTGCAGATGGAATCGCAGTTGATGCAAAAGCAGAAACAGCAGCAGTAGGTGCTGGTGGAACTGCAGGAGCTTACTTAGGTGGTAAAAGTGACATCGTTAACGGTGTTGAAAAAGGACCAGCTATTGTAAATCCAGCAGGTCAAAGAGAACAAGTAATTGTTACTCACACTGCAAGTGCTTCACAAGCCGGTTCTGCAAGTGGTACTTTGTACTATTTTGTTGCAGACGAAAAAGACGGCGCTGAGTCAGCGTAATTAAATAATTAAGTGTGGGCTTCGGCCCACACACTAATTTAACAGGAGAAAATAATTATGAGTACATATCCAGTAGATATAAAAGCTAAAAGGATAACAAGTACTGCAGCTAATCAAGAAATTTTTGCAGGTCCTGCAAGAATTTTAGGTTTTTCTGCAAACTGTACAGCAGGTGCCGGAACTATAGATTTAGAAGACAATGGAACTTCTTTAGCAGTTTGGGGAACACCAGACGGCTCTTCAGAGCCAATGGTTTATAATGTTACTTTACCTGGTACAGGTATTAAATGTGATACTAAACCAACGGTAAGTTTAACAACTATTGCTGATGTAACATTCTACTACGGCTAGGAAATTAAATGGCGACTATTACTTACACAGTTACGGTTGCAACTGGTACTAACCAATATAGTGCTAACGCAAATAAGTTCTATATAAACGGAGAAGTTAGTCCCGTTTTAGAACTTCAAGAAGGTAACACCTATAAATTTGATCAATCAGATTCTACGAATGGAACTGGTGGGGCACATCCTTTAAGATTTTCAGCAACAGCAAACGGAACTTGGGGAACTCCTCCTGGAGGTACAGCAGGAACAGGAGTAGAATATACTACAGGTGTAACAACTAATGGAACTCCTGGAACCGCAGGAGCTTACACTCAAATTGTGGTTGCTCCCGTAGCAACTACCGGCGCTCCAGTTTTATTTTATTATTGTTCTAATCATTCAGGCATGGGTAATACTGCCTTAACTACTCCTCCAACTTCAGGTGAAACATTTTTTAATCCAACAATGGATGAAGTAATAGAAGAAGCTTTTGAAAGAACAAGTATGAGAGGAACACGAACTGGTTTTCAATTAAGATCAGCAAGACGTTCTTTAAATATTATGTTTCAAGAATGGGCTAACAGAGGCGTTCATTTATGGAAAGTAAAATTAGCTAAAGTACCTTTAGTACAAGGACAAGCTGAATATAGTTTTGCAACAGATTCTACAAATTTTCCAAATGATTTAGATGAAGTTTTAGAAGCTTATTATAGAAATAATTCGGAACCAACAGCTCCTCAAGATATTGCACTTACAAAAATAGATAGATCAGCTTATTCTCAAACACCTAATAAATTAGCACAAGGTACACCTTCACAATATTATGCACAAAGAAAATTAAATCCAAGTATATTTTTATATACAACACCTAGTGCCAGTGTATCAGATGCAACCACACCAAGTAATTATCAATTTTGTTTTTATTACATGGCACGAATTCAAGATACAGGTGCTTACACTAACACAGCAGATGTTGTTAATAGATTTTATCCATGTATGATGTCAGGACTTGCTTATTATTTAAGTTTAAAATTTGATCCTGAAAGAACACCAGCATTGGAAAGAACTTATGAGAGTGAAATGTTAAGAGCACTTGATGCAGATAATCAAGGTACATCTAGTTTCATTTCACCACAAACATTTTATGGGGATGGTGTATAATGGGTGGCTACGCACGAGGAAAAAATGCTTTAGCAATTTCTGACAGATCAGGAATGAGATTTCCATATTCTGAAATGGTTAGAGAATGGAATGGTTCATTAGTTCATTACTCAGAATTTGAAGCTAAACAACCTCAACTTGATCCTAAACCAGTTGGTTCTGATCCACAAGCTTTATGGAATCCAAGACCACAAAGATCATCAACATCAGTTTTAATTTTATTAGATAACAATCCGTTTACTTCTATTAAGTATGGTGGAACAACTTATGTAAATGTTTATTCCGAAGATCATCAAAGAAAAGCCGGAGACGTAGTAAGATTTAGAGGTTTCCCTGAGGTTATTACAGCAGGAACAGGTGGAGCAGATGCATATAACTTACAACAATTTAGAGAAATTCAAACATTTGATAATGTAAGTGATTTAAATAATGCTAATGGTTTTACCATAGCTTTAGGTCAAATAAATTCTGCAGGAGTTGTAACAGGAGCTACTACTAATGATTCTCTTACAGATCCAATAAATTATTTTTATATAACAAGTACTAGCACTGCAACTCAAGGTGATATACAAGGAGGAGGACCCGGATGTTCCGCAGGTCCCGTAACATTAAAGGCATTATAATATGGCATATACATTATCAAATTTAGAAACAGACATTAGAAACTATACAGAAGTAGATAGCACAGTATTTAGTTCTGCTATTTTAAACCCTATTATTAAAAATGCAGAAAACAAAATTTATAGAGAAGTAGATTCAGACGAAGAAAGATTTTATGCTACATCAAATACGATTGTAGATAATAGATATGTAACAATTCCATCTGATTTAAGATTTATTAGATATGTACAATTAACAAATACTAATGGAGATCAATTTTATTTAGAACAAAGAGATACAAGTTTTATGGCTGAATATTATGCAACACCAAGCACTCAAGCGGTAGGAATTCCTAAATACTACGGAAATTGGGATACTACTTATTGGGTTATCGCTCCTACGCCTGATAAAACTTATAAAATTACATTGGCTTATAATAAAGAGCCTGTAAGCATTACGGATACCGTCAACCCCACAGGCACACCTGCTGCTACAAATGGAACTTACCTGTCGAATAAATATCAGGATTTACTTTTGTACGCATGTCTGGTAAATGCATATGGATACTTGAAAGGGCCGCAGGATATGATACAATACTATAATCAGGCTTATGAAAAAGCTCTGATGTCGTATGCGATTGAACAACAAGGTCGAAGACGCAGAGATGAATATCAAGATGGAGTTATTCGTACTCAATTAAAATCCGAAT